AGCCATTTTTGTCCTCCGCAGCTTGTGTGACTTCTTCACGTAATGTTTTAAGTCTTCTAAGTTCTTTAATTGCACCTTGTGCTTGATACCAATCTTTAGGGTCGGTGGCCTGTTCCATAATTAAATGAGCAGCTAATGTTCTTTCCTGCATATATTCCTCTAATGCGTCTAAATGTTTTTTTGTACTTACTAAACTTAATAATTTTTTTGCGACTATAGGGGTCACTGCATTCCTCCAAAATCTGGTGGTGTTTCAGGTGTTTGTCTAGGTACTCCGCTAAATCCTTGTTCTTCTGGCAATGGAGCTGAACCTACACCAATATTACCTGCGCCTCCCCCTGATGGGTCTTGTGGATTAATCCCAGGAATACTCTGTGGTTGTTGTGCCTGCATTCCTGCACCTGCAGCTTTAATTATTTCAGCTTGTAAATATGCTTCTCTGTCATCATTAATTAATTTTTCCGCATCTAAATCCATAGATTTTGCTAATTCTCTAAGCACAACAGGTAGTTTTACAAAAGCCGCTAAAGAAGGATTATTAGATATTTGTAGTAACTGTAATAATCTTTGTGACCTTACTTCGTTTTTCATAAGAGACTCCGTGCCTCTAGATTTTACTTCTAAATCACCTTTTATTGATGAGTCATAGTTAAACTGCATATTAAAAGCATAGAACGCTTCTCCTAATGGTTGAAGTAAATAATCATCTATGTTTTTTACAACACTTTTAATACTTAACTGCGCCGCTCCCATTAACATAGATATACCAGCCGCCGTTCTTCCTGTGCCCTGTACTCCGGTTTGACCATGTGAAAAAGAAGGTATGCCTGTTGCATCATCTGCTATTTGCCTAGCTTTATCAAACATCATCATATTTTCTTGAGATACATTAGGATATTTAGTGCCAAACAAAGCCTGCCCAGGAGCACCCCCTTGTCTTCTAAATACTTTTCCAGGATATAAACTTAAATCCTGCCCAGGAACTAAATTAGTTTCATCTATTTCGAATATAAGATTACCAGACAACACAGCGTTATCAACGGCCATTCTCATAAAACCATTCATCAATTGTTGTGTGTCAGTCATATTTTCTGCTAATCCTACACCAAAAAAACTATAAGGATTTAACTCAAATGGAGAAGCGCAGTAAGGAATACGTTTTGGAGTAAACGGATTAATTACTAAACGTAATATAGTGTTGTGACAAACCCAACAGTTAATTTGTAATGTGTCAACATCATCAAACTCACTAGGTATTTCAAGCCCTGCTTCTTCAGCCATGTCTTTATCAATGTTACCCCAATACTCTAGTATTTCAAAACGGTCAACATTATAAGAGTTTCTATAATCTTCTAAGTCTGTTTCCCACCATTTACGAACATAGTTTGTTCCCATACCAATGCAGTCATCTATAGCGTCTTCTCTAAAATATGGTCGTTTTTTTAATCCGCGTAACTCGGAGTGACTTAATCTATGTCTTTGAATAACGTATTCGCACTCTTCCATGTTCTTAGCATCAGAGTCTGGGTAGAAATTCCAGATGGATACATTTTCTACTTTAGGTACAGTTTTAATAACAGGTGAATAATTACCTTCATCGTCCCAATTTGCGTATTCTTTTTCTAAAGCAAATGGACCTTTTAATATTCCTGTGCCAAACAATGCCATTTCAAAAGCAGTAGACCTAAGATGTTTAGATGCACTAGATTCTTCTAGTTGGTCTAATATAAGTTTTTCCATTTTTTTAGATGCTTCTTGAGCAGGACTTATTGTTTGTGATGTAGATGTTTTACCATATCCAGGTTTTAATTTATCTTCAATAGGTTCTAAATCTTCTTTTAGACTGCCAACATATAAATCTCTCATGGATTGCTGGGTTGCACCAGGAGGTAATTCTTTTCCATCTCCTGCAAAACCATAAGTCTTACTTAATTCATCTAGTAGTTCTTCTGGAGCTTTAGGGTCAAAGTGTACTGCTTCGTCTACGCCTTCAGGCATACGCGTCGGTTCAACGCCGATTGGAAATCTTTGTCCTGCAAAGAGGACATCTGTAATTTGTCCGTATGCTGCAAGGACTTTTGTTTTCGTAATTTTAAGAAATATCTGCGATTTCTCTGTTGATGTAAATTGTGTCTCAGGTCCATACAAGCCCCTATACTGACGATACGCATCTAGCCACCTCTCTTCTTCATCTCGACGACTACTTTCTACGTCTTCAAATTTTTTCTGTACATAACCAGCTAAATAATCAGAGTCGCTATCTGATTCTACCATAAAGCCTTCTACATTATCTTCTTGTTCTGCCATATTTAATATCCAAAAGTTGCGTCAGCTGGAGTCCATTTTGCCGCCTCCGTTGCAGGAGTATAATCAAAAATAGACCTACTAACTGGTCGTGACATTATACCATATCTTAGAGCATCATACAAATGGTCTTCTGCTTTTGTATCAACATCCTCTGGATTTTGTTTACTCAAAGGTAACACAGGAAGTTGAGCTATAAGATTAGTACAGCTGTCAAATATTTCCAAACCTGAACGATTTGTATCTTCATCAATTTTAAGTCGTCTATGCACTTCATTTTTGCCTGCTACTCGACTGCCTTTACTTCGGTCAGAAGGTCTCCATCTACATCCTTCCACAATCATTTGTTCAGCCAAAGATGGGCCAGTATCACCGCGCTTATGCCAAAGGCTAGAATCCAACACACCGTAAGAAAGATTACCATCGTCAATTTCCACTTCCATAACCATATGTGCTAATTCTTTCGCCGTCACTTTAGTAACGTACAATTCTCGATACACGATTAAAGTATCGGTAACTGGGTCTACGGTGAACCAAAGAACACCAGTATGAGAAGAGTAACCATAATCGCACGCTCTAAATTTTCTCCATGAACTAGGTAAATCAAATGATTTTACCACATGTTTGTCTCGCTGAAACTCTGCAAATGCTGCACCTTCTGCAATATCCCAAGAGCCTTCTAATAATTGTTTTCTCTGCACTTCTGGCAAAGAAAGTAACATTGCTTCATAGTCACCAGCTTCTGCTAGATAAGGATTATCTATTAATCTTGCTGGGATGAACTTTCTTTTAAATAACGACTCTCCTGCTTTAGAGTGGCTATCAGGGTATTGTAATACCTTACCCGTCGAGATATCCGTCGCTGCAAATGCGTAATTGGGTATAGAAGGGTCGATAAACATTTTTTTAACCCAGATATGACCAGGACCACCAGGATTAGTCGTAGCTCGCATATAAACAGGTAGACTTGGGTCTGCAGTTCTAAGACGGGAACGTAAATAATCCCAAGCATACGGCGTATTATATTGAGTAAGCTCATCAATCCCAATATAAGTAAATGCTTGACCTTGGTAACGTAATACATCTTTATCCTGCTCTAAGTATGTCATCCAAATTCTAGCACCAGATGGAAACGTCCATTGACTCTTTTTCTCCATCCATTTTGCACCTGGAAAAGCCTTGGGATATATTTCCTGACTTTTATGTATTAATTCTCTTAATTCATCATTTGTACGTCTTAGTATTAATGCATTAAAATTACTGTTAGTACAATACCTTAAAGGGTCAACTATAAGTGCGAAGCTCTTGCCACCACCAGCTGCTCCTCCATATAATACTTCTCGTTCTGGAGCTGCTAAAAACTCTGTTTGTGGGCCTTTATTAGGCTCAAACAAAATAGTTGGGTCTTGTTTAGTTACTTGGGGTTCCTCATAATTAGGGTTTACCTCTTCGTAACTAATATCTTCTTCTTTTTTTTCAAGCTTAGCAATCTTTTTTTGTGCGTGCACAAGACTTAACTTAGCTGATTTTAATTTGCGTTCTTCAGACGTTAGCTTGCGTTGTGACGTTACCTTGCGCTTCGGTCTTGGCTTCATAGCGTTTTTGTTTAACATACTTTTGTTTGTCCGCTTTATCTTTTTTTACACGTTTCCACAGTCCCATACCTGTAATTTTTCTACCTGTATACTCTGTTAACCATCGTGCCACTTCTTCATACGAAGAATGTTTTAAATAGGAATAAGCTTCGTCTAATGCTTGTAACTGTTCCTCTACTGGTAATAAAAGATATGGGTCGTAGTCACTAACTTTATATCCCCAAGGAACTTTAGGTCCACTCATTCTGTCGTATCTATTAGTTGGATTCAACTTCTTGGCTATCGTCATTTTTCTTTTCTGGTAATATAAATAATCCAATAGGTTTATCAGAAGATACATTTAATTTTTCTACTTTCGATAGGCCTACTCTATCTAATACTTGTTGTGACGCACTTAATACTTCTCTGTTGCCCATAGCAGTTGGGTCATCAAGAACTCCTACCATTGACATAACAGCTTTTGGTGCATTCGCCGCCATTTCTAATTCTGCACGTTCAATAATTTCAGAACGTAAAGACTGTATAATTACATGTGAGTTTGTGCTCGATGCGTACCCAGCAATTCGCATTGCTTTTGCGTAGTTACCTTTAGCTTCACCAAACAGTGCATTTAAAAATTTTTCTTGTAAATCTGTTAATTCTTTAGGCATTACGTGTTTTCTTTCCTGCAGTTCTAGTTCTGGCAAAGGAACGATTTTTATTTTTACTTTTTACAGATAATCTAGAATTATTCATAGGATTACCCGTTGTATGATGTACATCTTTGCCATCACCTTTCTGTACAAGTCCTCGTTTTGCCATAATGGCCCTAGCTTTATTTCTGCTGGCCCTTCGTTTTATTTGATTTGGTCTGCCTTGGTAGTTATCATATTCTTTACGATAATTTCTTTTAAACGCCATATTATCCAATACCTGTGTAGTATTCCTGTAGTGATACAACTACATGTAATCTATTCGCCGTAGCCGCTTGGAACTTTAATATTTCACTAGCTTTTAATACTAACTCATTTGTATTTGTTAAAAGTTCAGAAGTGCCGTTAGCTGATATAGATTTTGTTTTAAAAAGACTAAAAGTTGCAGGACTAGATTCTGCATCCGTAATAGAAACAGTAATTGTGTCTGCATTCCCGGAATCTTCAGATACTAATATAGAATGTACAATAGCGTAACTTTTAGCAGGCACAGTATAAACTGTTGTCAGCGATGTGCCTGTTAAGTCTGCTTTTGCATTCGTGTATCTAAATTCTGGCATTATTTATTATTTTTCTTTCGGGACATAACTGCGCCCTTTTTTAATAATTTTGCAGCCATATATGAATTAGGCATAGTATTAGCTTGTCGACTTGTCTCGGTATTAGTAGGTAATGCTGTAATGTGAGATTTACCAGTTAAATTACCACTACTAGGGTTACCTATACCTGCTAATCCGCCTATACTCATTCGTCTATGCATTTTTTTCATAAATCAGTTCCTTTTTTTTCTTCTTCTTTAATTTTTTCTGGTACGATTTGGCAAGCAGGTCTAACTTTATAGACTTTAGGGTCTTTTAATAAAAATTTAGTTTTTTCATTTACATCCTTAAAGCACTGTTCTTTTGAAGGCAACAATTCTAAGCCTGTAATTATCTTGCAGGATTCAATATAGGGTGCTGCACACATTAATATTATAGGTAGCCACATTATGCAAGCTCAAAGTGAGGACCATCAATAAATGGTCTTCTGCCCTGACTCCTTCTAAGGTCTATATAGCTATTCATAGCATCTTCCATTGATTCAGTCCATTTACTTATATCGTCTATATGCCATGCTGCCCCCCAACGAATAGGAATTTCATTTTTGCGTGACGCTTCTTTCATTGCATCAGCAATATCATCATACAAATTTAGTTCCCAAGATGCGCGTCCCGATACATACGCCATTAGGTCTACTGCCAATCCATCAAGGTGTTTCGATTTCATAGTCTGCGTTGCGCCCTTGGCTAGAAGGGCTTCCTGCTCTGCCAGCGTTCTTATTCCGCAAATCACACCGAAATCAATACGTGAAATTTTTATAGCGTCTTGGCAAACAGTCCACAATTTTTTATCTACTGTAGAAAGTTTTGCGAGGCTGCTTTTTCCTAGTGAGTATGCCATTTCTCTTTTTCCTCTCTCTAACCCACTTGTTATGGTGGGCCATTCTAGATACAGGGAATTTTCGTTCCCCCAAATATCGTGCCACATATCTTATGTGTACAAGTTTATTTCCTATTCTT